CATATCCTTTAATTCTCCTTTGTGTTTTATTTTGTTTATGTACAAAATAAAACACAAAGGAGAATTAAAGGATATGGGAATTATATCTATAGAGAATGAATTTAATGTATGTAATTCAGCAGAAGATTTCATACTAACTCATTTCTCTGATGATGATACTAATTGCTATAAATATCTTAATTCAAAATATCAAGATACAATATATGATATCTTAGAGGTAATAAAAGACCCAGAAACTAGAGTTACTAAATCTACAGTAACTATACTATTTTATTTATTTAGGTTTATGTTTATAGGTATTTAGATATGAAAGTATATTTATTCTATTTAAAATTGACAAAAGAAAATGAAATCAATTTTCATATTCCCAGACCAAAAGATAATTATATAAGACGAAATAATGGTATTATAGAAATGCTCTATGGATATACCAAGAGTAAAGAACTTAAGAATATCTTTAAAGAGAGTAGAGATATGACAAAATTTACTATTGATAAAATTGATATATCTTATGAAGATTATGTCTGTTTAGTAAATGATTATTCTAGTATAGGACATTATGGACCACATCAGTTAAAGACTAAAGAAACTATTGATGGTATCTATACGTTAAAGTTACAAGATGTCTATTGTACTGAATTTGAGTATGATGAATGTATTTCATTATACCCATTTTCATTATATTCAGACAATAGGGATTATATTTATGAGCTATTAGAAGTAACTAAATACTTCAATCATAAATATGGTAGAATAGTATCTGATTTAATAGGTAACACATATATTACTAACGATAGTGAAAGTGAATGTCTTGACGATATAGCATTCGATGAAGTTTCAATATTTGCTAGAGTATTTGGAATAACCTATAGAAAGGATTATGCTCAGGATGAAAATATGGAAGATTTATAAAATATCTGAAGTAGATGGTAAACCTACATTATATGGTATTACTGGTATTAAAGAATTTGTAAAGAGATTTACAGAATTAAGAGATATGAGTAAATTTAAAGTTGTTAAAGGAAATATAGATAGAAATGATTTCGCTACACTTGTAAAACACGATAGAAGTAGGTATATTGATACTTATAATTTTATCACTAGCGGTTTTAATAAAAATAAAGTTATTAAAGCTACAAGAATAGAAATACCAGTACCTGTTTCAGAATATGAATGCCTTAGAGATGAACTAGATATGATATTTAATGATATCGATTATAGTATCGATTGGAATAACATATTTGCATTGGATATGTTTAATAAGAAAGTACTTAACGCATTGCTCAGATTAGGGTATTATAGTGTATTTAGATATAATTGTAGGTATATAGATATTGCTGATGAAGAAGAAGTATATGATAAAATTGAGTCTATGGAAACATCATACAATATCATGCCAGAGTTCGATGAGTATATTATATACATGCGGATATACGGCGAATCATATAAATCATAAGTAAATAACTTTAATCCTTTAACACATATGGGTAATATCGATAGAAAGTTGGTGAAACCTATATGGGTAAAAATAAAAGTGAATTTATAAAAAACCTTAAATTGACTAAACCCGAATCAATGGAATATCAAGTTAATTTAATTACTGAGAAAGATAAAATAAAATTTATTAAAACTGTAGAGAAATTGGTAAGAGCTTCTTTGGAGTATAGAAATTATATAGAGTTCTTAAAAGAGAATGTTGGATTAGATAGCTGTATCTTCTTCCAGAAGATAACTGCTGGTTCTAATGCTAAAAAAAGAATTAAGATTGAAATACACCATGAACCACTTACCTTATTCGATATAGTATCAGTTGTATTAACTAAATACCAAGAAGAGGGCTTAGAAATAAACGCATTAGATATATCAGATGAAGTAATGGATTTACATTATCAGAATTTAGTTGGATTAGTTCCTTTATCAAGAACAGGACATGAAATGGTTCATAACTCTACAAAAGTATTTGTACCATTAAATATGTGCTATGGGAATTATTCAGAATTCTTGAGAATATATGAACCATATATCTCTGAAGATATCTATGAGAAAATAGAAAGAAAGTTAGAGAAAACTGCTAACTTAACATCAGATTCATTTGATGCTCTTGTAAAAGAATTTACATATTTAGATGTAGATGGATTTGATGAATTAGAAAAGCAAACATTAGCTAAAGATGAGATACAAGTTGCTTAGCGAATAAAATTATGTACTTGGATATACATTTTGGTATATCCAAGTACATAATACACTTTGTTATTTAATGAGGGTTTGTTATGTTTAATCGGCTTAATTAATCATCATTTATGTAATTAATTTACATAATTACTAGTATGTATGTATTTTGATATATTATTTTAGTGAAAGGAGATTTTTTATGTATGATTAATATCATGGTAAGTGATAATGATGATACTCTATATCAATTTGGTGAAGAGGGTGGAGAAGCTACAACCAATAAAGTTCAAGATATTGATATAGAAACCGTGAGGGCTAAATTACCAAGGTTAAAAGCAGAACGAGAAGAGATGATGAAAGAAGAATTCCGAACTGTTGTTGTTCATGAGTTTGGTGATGAGTATCATTTATCAGAAGAAGAAAGAAAGAAGAAGTACAAATACTATGAGGCTTTTAAGACTTTTAGTAAGTACAAACATAAATTCAGAAAATTCCCTGAGTATATTAAAGCAATGAGGGAAGCTTTAAAATGTCTGGATTTAGTAGCAAAGGATAATTTTGTATATTCACCCGATGAATTTAAGAAATTATTCTTTAGAGGTAAAATATGGATTAGTGGTCTTACTTTACCAGAGTTTAAGGGTTCAGGTAGGAGGTCTGTTGATACTGAATATTTAACAGAGTATATTCTATCAGATGCACCTGCTGAAGACTTCTTAAAAGAAGAAGAACACGAAGTCTATACAAAAGAAGAATTAGAAGATGCTTATGATGTTCTCTTTACTGAAGAAGATAAGAGAATAATTGAAAGAGCAATTAATTCTAATGAAGATGAAGAAACGGAAGTCTATGCTCCTGTAGCTCTTTATGAAGATGGTGAGAATATACCAGATAATGTGGTTCTCCCTATTACTAAGAAAGAGATAAAGAAATCTATTAAAGCATTACCTGATTTAGGTAATCTTTATAAGAGCATAGAAAAGAAGAAAAAGAAAGGGTCTCTTGGAATGGCTGGTTTCATATCAGATATGCTCAGTGCAGATATGGCTGAGTTTGATTTATACGATAATAACCAGACTTTAGTATTGAGTAGAATGCCAGAATTTAAGGGAGATATGACTAACGATAGAGATTATTATAAATATCTTGCTAAATTGGAAGAATGGGAGAATACTCAAGTTAAGACTCAGTATAATGGTAAGTTAAAGACAAAAGAAGAGATAGACTCGATTGAATTAAGAAAAGCTCTTGAGAATCATAATTGGGATATCAGAAATCTCTTTGGTAATAAAGAGAGAATGAAGAAACTCGAAAAGATTCGTAAAGAGCAACTCCAGAAAGAGAAACTTCTTAAGAAGAAATTAGTTAGTTTACAAACAGCTAATAAGAGAAGACAACTTGGAGAAGATTTTGATGATGAGAATCTATCTAAAGAAGAAAAGAAAGTAAGAAAGAAAACAAAGAAACTCAAGAAGAAAGCTAAAAAGACTCTTGGTAAACTTAATAAAGAAACTAATAAAGACAAAGAGAAATTAATGAATTCTACTTGGGATTTCTAATAATGGAAAGGAGTATACGTGGTTGGTAACAAAAGGTCTTTGTTGTTAGAATACTTTAATGACCAGTTATGCTTGGATATTCTGAAAGTAACTATGCTTACAAATATTCATAATAACATGAAGAGTCAATATATTAGAGCATTACTAACAGATAATAAAGTACCTTATACTACACTAGGTTCAGGTACTAACAGAATGGCTGTCTTGATTGATGGTTATGCTGTTAAGATAGCCTTGGATAAAGATGGAATGATTGATAATAAAAGAGAGTTCCTCTATACAAAGCAATTACAACCATATGTAGTAAAGGTATATGAATGTAGTACAAACGGCTTATTCGCCGTGACTGAATATGTAAATATATTTACACTACAAGAATTTCATATGTATCAGGATGAGATGAAAGAAATTCTTGGATTAATATCAACTCAATTCTTGATAGGTGATGTTGGAGTAACAAGTAAGAATTATACTAACTGGGGAACAAGAGTTGATGGCACAATATGTATATTAGACTTTGCATATATTTATAATGTAAAATTCAATGTATTTAACTGTGAGTGCGATGATGTGTCAATGTTGAAATATGATGCTAATTATGTAAACTTGAGTTGTCCAACATGTGGTAGAAAATACACATTTGGTGAATTACGAAGAAAGATTAGTAAAGAACAACAGAATGCTGAGATAGGAGATATTACTAGGTTAGGATATCTTTTAGACGAACCTCTTAAATCTGTTGAGTTGATACCATCATTTGAAGTAACTAAGGGAGTTAAGAAAGAAAAGAAAGCTAAATCCCCTAGAGATATTCTGAAAGAATATAGAAAAGAAGTTCAAGAAGAACTTGACAATAACTATCAAGATTGGGATAACCCAAAATCTCAAGAGTTGTTGTTAAAAGGTAAATTAAAATAAAGGAGATAATAAGAAATGGGAAAGAAGAAGAAAAATAAGAAGCATGATATGTGGGATTTATCATATGAGGAACAACAGGAGAATCTGAGGAAATTTGATGAATTCCTCGCTGGTAAAACAAACGATATGTTTGTAAATAACACTGGGACTGATTTTGAGTCTCAGTTGTTCTCTATGATAGATACTAGAAGAACTAAAGAAGCTACTTTTACTGACCAAGATGGTAGACCAAACAGATATTTTGATCAATATGGTATATTCCAGTACCATGATGATACAGATGATACTGAAGAAGATGCTGATGATGTTGAACACTATCATGAAGGTACACCTGAGTTGGAATATGAACCAGTATCGTTCGAAGTAGATAATGAACTACAGATGGTATTCATTCAATCAAGATTTGAAAGAATTGGATTGAAATTGAATACTAGAATAATTCCAGATGATGTTGCTATAGAGAATGAGCAGATTCTTGGAAGAGCATTTATAGACTATGCATTATCTAATACAATACCATTTGCAGTTACAGATGATATTGCAAAGATAATAGATGTATTTTATGAGTATAATATCAATACTTATGATAAAAATAAATTCAAGATAATCTATGATAAGGACGATATGTTCTATAGATGCTATATTCTTGATACAAGTAGTACTGGAAATTTACAAGCTAATGTTATTAAGAGCTTCAGAGAATATGCTGAGTTAATTCTCGAATTAGAGAATAGAAGTATTGATGATATCGATTGGGGAAATTTCTACGATAGTAGATATAATAACCTTGAGAACTTTGCAAAGATAATATCAGCTGATATTAATACATCTCTCTTACTTGATACTAAATGGAGAGCGGAGATGTTTGATGATTGTGGATATGTTATAACGACTGAAGATATATACAGTGTTGTAGCTCCATTGTTAGAAGCATCTATAGAAGATGACGAAGATGATGATGAGTTTAATGAACTCGCTGAAGAACTCGCAGATATGACTGATGAGGAAATCGAAGAGATGGTAAATGAAGTAGTTAAAGAAGTACAACCAGTTGCTACAGTAGAAATTACAACAACCCCAAGTGGTGAAGTAGAAGATAAAAAAGTTGTTGCAGAGGTTGTTATTGATGTGGAAGATCTTAAAGATAAGATGCAATCATCAGAAGACAAAGAAGAGCCACATTTATCTGATTATCTGACACCTCTTCTACCAACATCTCATGTAGATGAAGATGAGAGTAAAGAAGATAAGCCTGTAAATATTCCTGATGATATTGAAGTAACAGAAACAGACCCAGATGAAATAGATTTTGATGACTTATCTGAAATACCAGTAATAAGAAAACCAAAGAAGAAATAATATGCTTTATTATACTAATTCAAAGGTATATCAAAACATATTTCTTCGATATGAAAATTACCAAGACATACTCAAATGCCAGTATGTCTTGGTAAGTACTAGGATAAGTTCATCTGGTGAACACGAAAATATAGTTCAAGCAAAAAATATGTTATATCCTAACCCAGAAGTTTGTTCCACTCTATCTGATGAGAAATTTAAAGATAGATACTTTGAGCAATTAGAAACCAATAAAGCTTTCTTTGCAACTCTTATTAAAGGTAGTATTGAAGAAAAATATAATATAGTATTCATGAATACTTTTAAAGAAGAAAAATCAATGAAGTTTTTAGAATACTTATCTGAATTTATATTTATTCATTTTGGATATCCTTGTTATAATTATAAGTATTATTCTTCAGGAATGATTTCACTAATTAAATATGATAAGAAAGAAGTTCTTAAAATATGCAATAGTTATCTCAAAGAAGCTAAAGATAATTATAATAAAGATGAAAATAACAGAATGAAAGAATTTAAGAAGATGAGTAAAAAGAAACTTAGAAAGTTATTAAAGAAAGATGGTTTGTACATGGAAGGAATGACTAAAGAAGAAATGCTTGAAAGTATTAAATTATTCATATAAGGTGATAAGCTATGTATGAGCATGATTTATATGTTAATGAGAGTAACCCGTATCTTTTTAATACTGATATATTTGAGTATGATATGAAAGATGCTGGTTTCTCGCTAATAAAAGAATTTAATCTATTGGATAAATCTACTATAGATAAATTATCCAAGCAAGATAAAAATACAAGAAAAGTTAATATAGGAAAAATTCAGATAAATAATCCAGAATTTGTTAAAAGTCTTAATAATGCTTTTAAAGAAGCAAGAAGATTATTCTTTGAAGCTAATCAAATAGAGAATAATGATCTTATTTCTATTAAGAAAGATGCAATATTCACTTGTAAACTTTGTAAGTTCCAAGAGTTTGGTAAGAATATTAATTTTAGACCTAAGAATAGTTATACATCCTATATCAATATAGGAAGAAGAATTGAGTTCTATTATAACTCTGATAAAATGGATGTTAAAGGATTAAGTGATGAGAATTATGAGAAGCATAAAGATTATTTAATTAAATTCATTTCTCAATTTATAAAATCGGTAGAGTCGGGAAATAAAATAGCAACTATTAAGATGCTAAGGAATTTTATTGACTCATACAAATGGAAGGAATTGGATATTGGCTATTATCGTACATTTGATAATAAATCAGTATTTAAAGTAATTGAAGGAGATATAGAATTTGATAGGTATCAGAATGTAGATGAATTAGATATTACCTACAATTTTTATATTATATTAAAACTATTAAAAATAGTTGTATAAAGGAAAGGAAGCTATGAGAGTAACAAGTGATTTTATTAAGAAGGACGGTATGACCAACTACATGGTTATTAACGACTTAATAGGTGAGGTTAATTATATCGATAGAAATAGGTATATATTAAATATATCTAATGATTTTGTAGCAGTTAGTATGTTTGATGTAGAATATGGCATTGAGAACATTATCAATGTTTCTGATAGAGGAAACCATTGTAATACAAATATAGAAAATAAAAAGTTTAATAGAATAATCCAGATGTTAGAGAAGCATCATACTCTAATAGACGGTCTCACATTAGCAGGTTATTTATTTTTAAATTCATCAGTATCAGTAGTAGGAAAGTAGAGGTATAAGAAATGAAAGAGATAATGCATAAGACAACATTGTTTATTTATGATGAAGAGCACCCAGGAATTGAAGTTACCAATGACATATACCAGAAGAGAGGTGATGGTGCACTTAAGATGGATATCACTGGATTGGTACAAAATATTGATTCAGGGAATGACTATGTATATACATTAGTTATATACTCAGATTTTATCAGGTTATACAGATACAGAGATGTAGCTAATGAGTTTGAGGTAAGGTCGTCTGATGTTATACTCGATATTGATAATGGAAATATTACTTTCAATAAGATAATTCCAATCAATACATGGAATGGAATTATCAATTTCCTACAGGAATCAAATACAAAAATTAATGGTATTGATATAGCTGACTACTTAAGTAGTTATGATATCTATAGAACCAGAGTTGCTTAATCAAGTAATACGTAATAATAAATTTATAGATGACCTATCTGGCTTTAACGGGGAAGGAGTTTTTATGTCTATTATAAAAGAAAATGGATTATATATGGTATATAATGAGATACCAAGAATTACATCAGATTTTCCAATGTCTAGTGAGTGGTTATATGAGAGGGATATTACTGATATACTATATCCAAACCATGATGGTATAATATACAATTTTCGCATCACAGACGATTCTATATTATTGATGAGAAAATATACGTATGATGGGAATTTTGATATAGAGACGGTATTAGATATTGATTTAGAAAATAGAATATTTTTCCTCAATGCTGTGCTTGCGTACACTATTTTATCTAAATTCACATATTATATGGAAGAAAACTCTGTGATGATAGATAATATCAATTTTAGTGAGTATTATAATAAGCTAATATCTTTATAAGGAAAGGAAATGATATTTTATGTTTTTGGTATATAAAGTTCATAGTGTAAAAAAGAATTATTGGGAATCAAAAGAGTTAGAAGTAAAATTTATATTTAATGGGGAGTTCGGTGAAGCATCTTCGGAGGTATTGGATAATAAAGACATTCTATGTAAATTAGATGTTGGTATGTATTCGGCAGAATGGGTATATAATGGTGAAACCAAATATACATCATTTCCAAACTCTGATTATACTATAGAGTTAAAAGAAGAGTTGTCTGAGATATTTCCGTTTGGAATACCTGTTGTATTCGATGATGGTACATTCTCAGAAGAATAATTGATAAGAATAGGGATTAATTTCCCTATTCTTTTTTTTTTGCTGTAAAAACCCGACCCTGAAACAAATAGATAATTTATAGCAAAATGAAAGGAAATGAAACATATGGGTTTTATTAACGACATTTTAAATGTAATGCGTAAAGGACCAGAGGTAGCTACACAGCTTAATTCTGTGAAGTTAAATACCAAAACTATAACGAGGGGTGCCAAAGATTCAACATTCCAGTTTCCTTGTTTGATAGCAGATTCCGTTCCATTGGATATGGCTAATACCATGTCTAGAACTTTAGATAAAGTTTATGCTAGTTTTACTCAGACTTGGCTGTCTATGAATTCTGTAGTTGATATTACCATTAATCCAACTCCACTTGATTATCTTAGAAAGATGCATCAGAATTTGAAATTGGAAGGGTCATTAAATGACTTAATGGTAGATCCTGATGATGTAGAATCATATATGGAAAAAGTTCAAGATGGTAAGTATAAACTTTATATGAGTAAAGACAATTCATATGGAGTGGTATTTAATATTAGTAATAAAACTAATAGAGCTATTTTGGAAAGTCATAAGGAATTATTGAAAGAGCATCTTTCTGAAATTGATATGAAACCATTAGAGTCTTTCTATGAAGCTGACCTTGCTGATAAAGCAGATATCATTGATAGATTTGTTACAGCTCAATCAGGTAAAGCAAGTCTTCAAAGACAGAAAGATTTAGCTGGTATCAGTAATGGTGTACAATCTCCTAAATTACTTGATAGAGATATTAAGAAAACCAATGATATGGTTCCATTAGGAGTTCAGGTAAGACTGGTTGCTGTCAATGATAAGAAAGAGTTTGTTCAGTATATGGACTTTGTAGTTGGTGTTAAGACTATAATGCATGTTATACAGACAGATGATATGGTAGATAATTTAAAAAGAGGTATAGAGAATAAATCTCTTCTTTTTAAATTCTTAAGATGGACTACTGGAGAAATTTCTTTATTTAAAGATATTATTCTTAATCTTGATGAGATTAAAAATGATACTGTTAAGAAAGCAGGTAAATCTCCTTTCTTTGGTACATTACAGAGATTAAAGAATAAGAAAGTTGGAATGACTAACTTTACAGTTCCTCACGCAATCATACCTAATGCTACAGTAGTAATATCTTCTTATGAAGTAGATGTACTACAGAATCAGTATGGTATTGATATAAGAAAAGATGCTATGGTAAGAATGCTTATGAATAATCTTTTTTTAATGGCATTTGTTATTATGGACGAGGGAAGTGGAACAGTTTCAGTATTCTATGATGGTGATCAAACATATCAGACTTACTCAATAGAAACTCTTGAAAGAGATAATGCTATGAATTCCAATAAACTTGGAAAAGAAATAGGAAGAATGATTTCTAGATAATTTTATTTAAGAAAGGAAAAAAAATAATATGGCTTTTAATCCGTATTACGAATCAATGCTAATACTTTCTGAGAATGAGACTTTATCATATAGAGAAAGCAAAGACCTTCAAGCAGTTCTAGAGGATGTTAATTCACCAGTTACAAGAAAACTTGAAGAGAAATTATTCCAGTCAGTAATAGATAAGAAGCATATTGACTTTGGTGGTATTCCAAAATCCAAAGGAAATATAAAAGATTATGAGGGTTATTCTGCAATGGAAGGAACTCTCAATACTATAAAAGATTTAGCAGCAGAAAACAGAGCAGGTGATGTAATTAAATATGTTGATATAGTTCAGAAAGCTATTGAGAATATTTCATCTATGTCTATTTCATACCAGAAAGGTTTTCAGGCTAAAAATGAATACATAGCTATGGAATATAATAGTTATGTATATTTCTGTGTTGAAGCTACTACTGCTTTAATTTACTCATTTGTAGAGTATGTAAAAAGACCAGATAGTGATACACTTGTTATGGTGATTAAGAATAGTAAGCTAAGAGCTGATGAATTCTATTTCGAGCAGTTAAAGAAGTTTAATATGGTTTGTGATACTCAAGGAGTTAATTATCGTAAGATGTTAGACTCAATGAGTAATTCAAGAGATAACTTTATTGGTACTACTGCTGTAATAGGAATGGCTACAGTAATGGCAGCTGCTATAGCTATTATACCAATAACAAGAGCAATTGTATATCAGGTATATTACTTAAGAGGAAATATATCAGAGCAGTTAGATATTCAAGCACAGTTTATGGAAATGAACAAGACTTGTGTAGAAGCTAATTCTGCACTTACAGTACAAAAGAAAAAAGAGATAGTAGCTAAACAGGAAAAACTTGTTAAGACACTAAGGAAACTTTCTGATACTATTAGAGTTAAGTCAAGTAAGTCAGTAGAAGTAACTACACGAGAAACTAAAAATGAAAATAAATCCTTGACCATTGACTCTATTAAAGATGAGGTTTCCAATTCTGATTTTGAATTTATTTAAGGAAGAGGGAAATGAAAAATGGTAATGGTAGATTATGGCAATAAGGATTTTGCCGAAACTGATAAAAAGAAATTGGAACTAATCAATACTCTAAGAGGTATTGGTAAAGATAAAATTCATGAAATATATCAATTACCAGATAGAATGGGTGTTGACGGTTGTTGTGAGGTAAGAGATATAAAGATAGCAGAGACAATATATCGTGAATATTTTGATGGTATGGTTAAGTTTACTAGAGAAGTATTGATATTAGATAATAATGATACTGATGTTGTAGATAGATTTAAAGAAGAATTAGATAAAGCTGATTCAAAAGATAAAGATTTCATTGATGGATTATTTAGTCCAGCTTGTACAGAGAATGTAAGTTGTATATCTATATTAAAGAATAATCTTGATTATATTTGTGATATGACAGCTACTATAGAAAAATATAAAAATGAAGTAAATACTCTTATATCAGCATTTGATTATGAAGATTCTCAAGTTAAGACAGTGAGTGTTGATTTTATGAAGACATCAGTTAATTACTTCTTACAGAGTATGCTACACGCTATAGATAAATCATTAAATATTATGATAGATAATAAAGAAAAAGTTCTTGAAAAGGTTGATGATAGAAAGTTTACTTTATTTATATAACCCATTAAATAAGAAGTGGTATTATTAAATATATACCACTTCTTATTTATTAATACTGCTTGAAAACACAGTCTTAATAGACTAAAGAAATATATGAGGATTAATTTGATGAGTACAATTAACGAATATATTATAGAAGAATTTCAGGAAAGAAGTGGTAATGACTTAAGTGTATATAAAGCTAATTCTGATATGGCACTAGGTTTAGATTTAGAGTCAATAAATAACTTTAGATTTGGTGTACATCAGAAATATCTTGATATGATTACTACAGAACTTCTTGCTATTTCTCCTAATATTGATAAAGAAATAGTTAGTCAAATAAGTAAGTATAACTTTGATAAGTTAAACTTCACAGTAACTAATCTGAATGAGGAACATATAAAATCATTCAATTTTAAGTACTTGATCAACTATTGTAAATTAGTAGAAACTCTGTTAAATAATACTATAAAAAATAAAGTAGATGATAGAGCAATCTTAGAACTATTATCACAGACTACTGTATTTAGGTTGGAGAAACAAACAGTTGTTGGAAATATTAGATATGGTAAAGATATAGCAGATATAAAAAATAGCTTAGAGTATACAAAGGCAAAGGTTGATAATGATTACTTTGACGGAACTGTAATTCCATTTGTAAATTCATTTAAGAACAACCAATCTGATTGTAGAAAGATAGTTTCAGAATATAGTAAAACTGTATCTATTATGCAGAGCTTTGTAAATAAGCTTATTGATACAATGAAAGAAAATAAAGCTACACCATTTACCAATGATAAAATAGTTCATAAGATAATAATTAAGTCTTTGAGAATTATTGATCAGGTTAGTGGATTTGTTACTTTCTGTGTATTATTGAAAATACAAGAATTGATATCAAAAGTAATTTCTATTCAGGGATTATATAATGATATGATTAATTCAAATATCGTTGCTACTGAGGGATTTAATGGTAATATTATATTCCCTACAGATACACATTCATTAGCAAACGATATGTTGAATAATAAATGTAGTGCTTTCTTAGAATTATCTAATCATATCTATAGTTATTATACATTAAAGAATAATATAGATTATCAGTTAATGTATAACGATATGTATGATGAACCTGAGAAAGATAAAGAAAGAAAATATAATAATACTCCTTATATAGATATAGTAAATGCTATAGGAATTATTTCTAAGGGATTAGATAGAATTGGTAAAGAAGGTGACCAGTATTTAATGATGTTTGATGATGTTCTTAAAGAATCTGGATTAAATCTTTCTTTAAGACAGGCTTACAAGAATACTTTAGAGATATTAGCAAATGATATCGAAAAAGAACCACCTATGCTGGATACAGATAATGTGGATAGAAAGTTATGGGAGTTAATAGGATTTAAGAAAAATGTAGAAGCTTTAACAGGATTGGTATATGATACATACCAGAAGATATTATTACTTCTTGAAAGATTTGGTAATAATGTAAATAGTGAGTATAAAGATTTAGATACTATAAATTCTTATAAAGTATTCTTAACTGATTTCTTAGATACTTATAGAGATTTTATCACTGATGTATGTGGTGCACTTATCACAAGATTGAATAAGATTAATGATTCTTTAGAGAATTCTACAGAGACATTAGCTCCAAATTATTCTACACCTGCTATAACAGACTCTCAGTTATCATATGAGTCAGTTGATTTCTTAGATGTAGTATTTAATGAATCTATAAATTCTATCGAAGAAGATTTCAGATATAATTTTATATGTCTTGAAAATGAATATATTACTGAGAAGTATTATAGAGATAGTGGATATAAATTGGTTATAGAAGATGGTGAGAATAATGCTGGAAATGCAAATGGTAATAATAATAATACCACAACTACCGCAAATAGTACACAACCATCTGGTTCAAATAAGTCATCAGGTAATCAACCAACTGTTAATCAGAATAATCAGCAATCTGGTAATGGTACACAAAATAATCAGAATCAGAATAATACCAAAGTACAGATTAATGATGGCAATAAACCTAATAGTTCTGGAGGTAAATCACCAGAAGGTCTTAAAGCAATGATTGAGAAAATAATCAATAAGATACTTGAGATGGTTAAGAACCTTGCAGAAAAGATGGCTAGAACAAATGATAAGTGGATTAAAGAACATAAATCAGCGTTACTTACTAGAAGCTATAGTAATGTAACTATTAACATCTTACCATATCATGCAATGCCTACAACATCATTTGATGATGGTATTAAAAAGCTTACAACTAATATTGGTTCGCTTAATGGACAGATATTAAAAGGTATAGCTACTCAAGATGATTTATACAAGAAGTTATTTACTTTTGTACAGGGTGGTATTAATACAAAGAATGGTGATCTTGGTACTCTTATTACTAACTATTATAAAGTAGGTAATAATAAATTAGAGACTGTAGAAGTTGCTAATGGTGCATTAAAATCTCAGATAGATGGTGTAATGATACCATATTGTGAGAATTATCCACATCAGTTCTTAGACTCATTAACTCAGAGTCTTAATAATCTTAAGACATCAGCATCTCAGCAGATAGTTAAGATTATGGATGCTGATACTGATAATACTCTTGGTGAAAAAGTTCAGTGGATAAATGAAGCTGTTGGTAAATTCTGTGGTGGATTATGTAATGCTGCTAGAGATAGATATACTGACTATTTCAAAGTACTATTTGCATTAGTACCTAAGACAGCAACACCTAATAACAATAATCAGCAGACAGATAATAACCAGAATAATAATCAAAACAATCAACCTAATAATAACCAAGGTGACCAGAATCAGAACCAAAATAATAATGGTAACCAAGGTTAAGCAGCAAAAATAGCAATAAAAAAATCACAGTGAATAGAATTAACTATTCACTGTGATTACTTCACAACTCTTTTTAATACTATGGTACTAGAAATTCCCATTTCTTCACCACTAGCTCTAAAAGCACTGTTTATACCTGCTAATATATATTGACCATTATATCTACTAGTATATTCAGTATCTTCAAATATTACTTTAATACTCTTATTAGGAGTTAATGCTGATAAATCAAAATCAAATAATCTCACTGTGATAACATCAGAGTTAGCATTAGTCTGTGCTGTATACATACTAGCAATAAACTGATTCTCTGTATTATTCTTAAACATCTTTGTGAAATTCTCTGTTTTTGTTTCTGCTTCTGATTCAACTTCTTTATCATCATCTTCATCATATGAATCTATTACATACATACTATTACCTTTTATATAGTTATCAGTAATAGATTGATTATTGATATTTACTGTCTTATAATCACCAATTATATAATTTTTAGTAGGTTCTGATAGTTTACTAAAAGACCCTATCTTTCCACCATAATCTGAATCAAAACTCTTTGGTATAATAATACTTGTATCAGTAGTTTCATTTTGTGCATATGCCACACATTTACCATTATATGGTATAATGTAAGTATAATCTAGACCAAAATACATCATAGTACCATCTCTATAAATACCATAATAAGTATCTATAAATTGTAAATTCTTTAATACAGATTGAGGCGGTAATAGAAATTCTTTATATACAGTATTATTATCTGGTTGAGCCATTAAGACATTATCTATTTTAGCTTCGGACATTAAATATGCTACTGCATCAGATACATTGATATTACTAAATACTTTATTTACATTAGTTTTAGTACCACCTATATTTGATTTGAATAGATAGAAAGTACACATATTATCACTAACAGCAGATAAACTATTTGTGGTTGCTTCTCTTGCTTTAGTGTAATCATCTTTATTACCTTCATTCTTTAATGCTAATTGCATATCTCCAGTATTCTCATCAAATATAATATCATATGTATCATTAATAAAAGCTTTTTCTAGACTTAATTCAGCACCTTCATCTTCTCCAGCAAATGCTTTATTGATTCTTATATAGAATTGAGCTTTATTTTTATTCTCTAATAGTTTATAATAACTATCAGTATCTAAACTCAATATTATTTTAAATAGAGGAAAGAAATTCTCTTCAAAGTTTTCCTCTAAGTCTATTTGTAATAGTTTGGAAGTGTGTAATTCTATTTCTCCTTTTCCGTCAGGAAGTAGAATTTTTAAATTCTTTACTATATACTTATATTTTTGAAATTTGTCAACACGACTAAATATAGCCATATTTCACCTCTTATAAAAATAAGCTTTCTAGGTTAATTTGATGATTATAGAATCTATCACCATTTAAACTGGTAATACTATTGATATCTATTCTATCACATATTTGATTATTGATAGAAGTAATATCAGCATCAGTTAATTCTTTATATAAAGAAACTACATCAGTGCACTTATAGCTATTAATAAATTCTTCTCTATCTTCATCATCATCAAAAATAGTTCCTATTAGCTGTGGATTAGTTGTATCATTACGAATAATATTCGTATTGATAGCATTATAAATAAGTTTTGATAGAGTTTTAAAGGCATACCCAGGTACCCCTCCAATACTTCTATTTTTATCCCCTATTATTGATAATAATGTACAATAAAGAGGATGTGAATTATATAAGTAATCTATTTGCTTTATCTCTTCTTTTGTTTGTTTAGATAAATAACAAAGATACTCATCTACATTATTTGCTATTACTTGATTAGCAAAACTTCTTCTTATATAGTGATTATTAAAGTTATCAATAAAACTATACTGAGTATCATACAACTCACCAGTTATTATTAAATTCTTTCTATCACTATCTTTACCTATTATATATGGAATTAGAGAACCCTCTATATTATTACTAGATAAGTAATATACATCAGGTATGAATTCACATATAGTTCTTACATTAGGTAATATCTCATTTATTAATTTTTCTGTAAATACTACAAATTTTGGATTCTTATTAAACTTCATTAAATAATAAGACCTATAATCCTCATTGTATTTCTTTTGAATAAAATCATTAGATTGAAAATCTGTATGGAATAGATATACTTTTGTATCTAATCCATTTCCTTTAAAAAACCTCTTATAAAATCCTGCTAAATTTATTATATCAGATATAATGATTTCGTTAAAATCATTCTGTAATATAATCTTTTGCTCTAAATCTTGTAACATAGATAGGTGTTTAAAAACACTTTCAAGATTAATAAATACATTAACAGAGTCTGTTGGTTTAAGAAAATTAGATGCTGTTAATGACTCATCATATATTTGATACTTCATGCGTAGTGCATTAAAACAAACACTAAATGGATTGTAATCATCGAATTTTTGACTGTCCATCTCGTACTATCCTTCCTTGTTAAGTTATATCAAAGTTTTACCTGTGGTTAAAAATAAAAAAAATAATGGTAAGTATACGAACTTAATCGTATACTTACCAAATAATTACTTGATTTCTACAACACCATTCTTATGGATATTATAAGTCTTATTGTTGTATTGAACAACGATTTTCTCATCAGAAGGCATTGGTACATAGTTACCGCCAGATTCTTCTTTAGCTTCTGTAGGGAAAGGTTCAACCTTTGAAACTACCTCAACTGGTTTAGGTGTTTCTTTTGGTATCTTGTTATTATTTACCTCACCATAAGCTTCCGTTACCTGAGCACCATTTTTACCTATTTTAAGCTTGATATATTTATCTTTTAATGAAGGATACCAATTAATGATATCTTCATAGTATACGTAATTCTGTGGTGCTTTGAAATGGAATCTATACCATTCATATTCAGCATCCATATCTGTTTCATATACATCAACTTCCCAATATTGATTCTTATCTAAAGAACCTTCCCAGGCAATACCATATTCATCTAACTCAAAGTAACCCTGCTCTTTTGCAAGTTGAATAGTTCTATAAACACGTTCTTTTTCAGTCTTATACATATTAGATGAAGATGTAATAACATCTTTCTGTACTGATGCCTGACTTAAATCTACAGTATCCATTATGAATAATACAGATGCCAATGTTATTCCTATTCCTGCTATTTTAATCCAATTTCGTTTCATGTCTTTTATTCCTTTCCTTACTGAAAACTTCCATATATCTTTCTAAAACGCTCCATTCCATCTTCGGTATAGAAGATTCTCTCAGCACCGATTGTAAAATACAATCTATATATAGATATAGATATTGTTGATTCTCCCGATAACATTCTATTTCTACATATATCATGTAGATGATACTGTGCTAATTGAACTTCAGTCAGGTATTTATTTCTGCACTCCTCAATTTCTCTTATATCTACAGGTAAAAGTTCTTTGAGTTCTTTATCATACTTTTCAAATCTACTATCTAAGTATTTCTGAAATTTATCACGATAAACATCAGCATTATTATCACTATGGATAGTAACACGACTTTCACCATCAAATTCTTCATCATATAATGATTTACGGAATCCCACAGGTACTATGAGATAATCATAACCGTCACCACCACCATGTGATGATGCTTTATGATAATATAATACCTCTGGAATATTCTCAACCATTTCCTTTGTTACCCCTCTAGTTCTGTTGAATGAACCACCCCAATCAATCCTTATAAGCAAGTGCTTAGCTGTCATAGGGCTCTTTAATTTAAAACAATGGGACCCTTTCTTTGATACCCAATAATCACCGAACATAAATACTGGAACACCATTGAAATCTATATTCATTTTATCAGTAAATGATTTATCGGTAAGGTATTCTATTGGGTCTATTGGATTACCTTTTCCATCTAAGTGGAAATACTTACCCAACACAAAACATAACTGTGGATCATACTTTTTGTATGAGTTCACTAAGAAACAAGTTTCTGTTTCAAAGCATTTTTGATTTTTAACTAATTCTCTTACTTCGTCTAAACTTAATTTAACTTCCATTTTCTTTTCCCTTCTTCCTTTCGGAACCAATCCACCAATATTTTAGTGCTAAGAATATTTTATTCATATTGGTAAAAATATCTGTAGCTAGAATTAACCTAGCTACAGATAAGCTGCTTAGATACTTAATTACTTACGAATTCTCAACTTTCTGTTGAGTTCATCCATAATCGTGTACTTATACTTCTTCTTGTTATTCTTATTGAGGACTCTCCTCATCTGATATATGAACTCTCCGTCCTGAATTCTCCTCCAGCCAGTAATCTCAGGCTTAAATGCTCTATTGTCATCTGGTATTGTAAGCATATCGTGGAATATTCTCAATGGGTCGATCATGAGCATAACAACTGGTTCCTTACCCTGATTAATTCTACTTATACGAGGTGTTCTATATCTCTTAAGAACAGGTGATGTATCTCTATTCACCTTTCTTGCTCTTCTCCAGTCTTCGGAGAAGAATGCTGCTTCATCTACTTTACTGTAGACATATGGAGAGAATATCTGATAGAACTCATCACGCATATTTGCTGATACCTCACCGTTATCTTCATCTCCACCACTTAAGAATATTCTTGGAATACTCTTGTTCTGTGCCTGCTTCTTACCATTCTTCATTACACTTGTTGGTAATACTACCATGAATGGTATGAATGCTTTTCCAACTTCCGTTGAATAAACTGAAATTGTTACTTCATCACCACCAATCTTGCTAACGACAGCATCTACCTTATTTTGAAGATACTTCTCAACGTCACTAGTCTTGATTGTGAACGGCAGCTCATTCTCGTCAGGTCTAATACCTGCCTTTGTATTAATTACATTACTTGCCATTTTGTGTCTCCTTTATAAAATATTTTTTATATCTAATCAAAGGACCAATTAGATTAATCCCTTGTTGATACCGTATTAAGTTATTATTTCTTATAAATTTATTTCCTTTCTTGTTTGATTACATAGAAATAGTATATAAATTACTTATTAATCATAAATCTAAAATTTTATCATATATCCTTATTTCTATTACCTTAGATAACCAACCATCGTATGTATATCCAATATCTCCCATTCTTCTTACCATTCTAGGTAATGCTTTAGTTTCTACTATAAACTCAGTAGCACTTCCATCATGAGCTATTGTATTTGATGAGTTAGTATCTCTATCATCTTTTTGGTCTCCGATGATACATTCAATTACTTCTCCATTCTCTAATACTAAATCTACGTATTGTCCTATTCTGTGTGTATAATAACTTCCTAGAGCAATACAGTATCTTCCATCTACCATTCTTATTCCTGTATCATCTGTATAAGCGTGATTATGTTGTAATTTGTATTGTGGACTACTCTTTGATGTGATTGCAGTATAATCCATATAAGATTTTCTTTTATCTCCTACAACACTTTTTGCTCTATAATTTGGTAATGTGTCTATTATGTACTTATTACTTACATATGAATAGTTATCATTTAATTTAATCACTAACCACTCATCATCATATTTACTATATTCTATTTTATCTCCATATGATAAATATTCTATCACATTACTATTTATATCAGGATTTTCTCTTACTCTTAACCCTGATACGCCTACATAGCCTATATTATCTAAATCATATTCTATAGTAGGTTCTTGAACTGTTTCTTCGGGTGTTACCTCCTCATAATCATCAAATAAATCTTCATCATCTTCCACCCTCTCGGGGTTACTATCAGTTTCTGTTTCTAATACCTCCTCTTGGAACATAGAACTTGGAGCATCATCAATTACTAATACTTCTTTTTCAGTAGTATTTTCTGTAGTAGGAAACTCCATTGCTTCCGTATTTATTTTTGTACCTATTGTAGTAGCGGTCATCATACTTAAAAATACAACTATAATCAATATCCTATTTATAGTCAGAAAATGTTTGACCCACGGGCGGAGCACTCTCCTTGTAGTTCTCTTTCTAGTTTTCATCTTAATTATTTTTTCCTTTCTTACAATATTACTGATAAATAATATATGTCTATTTTATTATTATGGGTGTTAAAAAGAAAATAAGAAGTAGGATATTATAACATATCCTACTTCTTATAAGTTTAATATTCTTCTATACAAATATTGATTATATTACCAGATACATCAATGTCATGTAAGTCTGGTATATTGGCACATATTATGTCTTTTATATCTAAAGTATCATCAATAGTATGAATGACTATTCTAGCAATATCTTTATTATCCTCTACATCACATTCATAATCTATTGTACTAATACTACAACTATAATCTTTTAGTATGAAATATAAATTCCTTACTTCTTCATAGTCATTTAAGATTAAAGACTCAAACTTCTCATAATCTCCTTTAGAGATTTCTTTAAAGTACTCATCTATTTTTTGTTCCATTGTATCCATTATTTTCCTTTCACTGAAAAAGTAAATAATGATTGTTAAAAGCCGATATTATTTCTTCAATATAGAATCTCTCACCATCTGATTTTGAGCATCTTTTTGTTGACGGTCAAGAGCTTTCTGTTCTTCTGACAATCGCTTTATACGAACATCTCGCAATTCGAATAGTCTTTTCTTAGGTATATTATACATGATATCTTCATATGATAATTCACCTTTAAAAAGAGCTAGAGTTTCATCTATAACTCTGGAATTTTGCTCAGCTCTATCTCCGTACTCATCAAGCGATTGTATGTCTGAAAAACTAAGTCATCCATTGATACATCAAGGTTCTTAGTTACAGAACCACAATGAGGACACTTAGTATCTCCAAGTGAATAAGTTACTTCCCAATTACTCTGAATCTTAGCTGTATGAGCAGCAAGATACTTGATCTCATTTGGACTAATGTAATATAATGCATCAAGAATATCTTTATATCCTTCACAGTGGATATATCCACCTTCACCATCAGGAACATCAAGACTTCTTACTGATGTCAATAAGAGTACATTATCCATGTAAACCTGACTTGCTTCCTGACCGAATGCATCTTTGAAAGTTTCTTCATTCATAAGTGGAATAAAGTTATACAAGAAGTCATATGCTGAAGCAACACCCATCTCACAAACAACTTTGCTATCTGGTAACTCTATATACTTAGAATTATTTACAGCAGCATTTGATGCAATCTTATCATAGTCTGATGGTTTTGCTGTTGCAATCTCCTCCATCTTCTCCAAGAATTTATCTGCACATCTTTCAAGTCTTAATACATTTCTTGTATGATATTCCCAATTGAATGTCTTTCCACATTTATTATTACCACATCTAAGAGGTATTTCCTGTTTCTCTTTCTCTGTAGAAATATAAAGACCATAAAGAGCCAATGATATATCTGTATATGAGAAATGCTTTAAGAAATCTTCGAAGTCTTTGAATTCACCACAAGAGATATTTGTCATATGGTTATAAATGATGCTTAATCTCTTATAGTACTGGTCGAATTTTACATTCTCCATTGATAAAGCTACATCAGCATACTCTCCATAAGAAAGACCCCTCATCTGAGCTTTAAATCCTGAAGCAGGGAAACAAATAGTAGTTCTACTTCCAGATATATTAAATTCTTTAATATGGTCTTGGAAAGATACATTTGATCTCTTTGCTTTAATTGCAGCTATATCAAGTATTTTTACTTCATTAATTCTTATTGTCTCAGCTTCACTAACTTTCTTCTTCTCATCTTCTGTTAAGAAGAAATCTCCACCAAGTCCTGTCTTATCAATAAGAATTTCAACCATCTTCTTCTTCTCTGGAGAAATTTCTTCTTCAGCAGATTCTGATGATTCTTCTGTTGTATCTTCTTCAGATGGAACTCCATCTGCTTCTTTTACATCAACACCTTTTTCTTTTAATTCCTTAATTTCATCTGGTGATAAAACAGAGAAATCAAATATAGGCTCATCTTTCTCTCTTGGTCTAATAAATACTGGTGTCTGTTTGTTACCATACTTATCCTGAAGATCAAAAGATACAGAACCATCTGGGTTGATTACTACTGACTCAATCTCGTCCATAAGCTGAACATACTCTAACTGAGTCATTGGCTTTCTTATAAGAGTAACTTTACTTCTCTTATTAAGAGTGGTATCGTAGTTATTAATCTCTTCTTTAATATCAGCCATTCTTTCATCGTTATAAACGATATTCTTCTGAGGACCATTATCAGCTTTAAGGTCATTATTCTCAACAACTATTCCCTTAGGATTTGCTGCTTCTGTCTCCTTTAACATTTCTAATGGTGACTTCTTAACCTCTGCTGGTGCTACTTCCTCTTTTTTTACTACATTAGATTCTTCTTTAACTGCATTAAGCATTGATGTTAAATCTAAATCCTCATCTCTTGTTATATTTGTAGAATTAGTAAGTTCTTTATCAGTCATTACGCTTACACCTTTCTTCATATAAATATATTTTTCTTTAAATTATCTGTGGTTCACTTTCTACGAAGTTATAAACGATTTCTCCTTTTTCATTCGTAGTAACTCCTAATACTAATTGGAAGTCTTTACTATCCTTTACAATTGGCATTAGGAATAATAACATTAAGTTTCCATTATGTTTAGTAGTGATAATATCCATATCACCACTATCTATATAATGAGAGAACTCTGAGCATTGTAATGCTAACTCTGATTTAATAGCCTCTGTATCTATCTCATCATCAAATGAATAAAGATAATCCTGTATATACATACCTAATGATGGTATAGATGGATAAAATCCAGGTCTACCAAAAAGAATCATCAATACATCTGTTATATATGATTCTGTTGGAGATAGAACTTTTGGTTCATTAAAATCATTAACATTAAATGTTGGATTTACTGGTAAATCAGTCATGATATAATAAAAATCCTTTCATTTAATAAGTTACTTTAATGTGAATATAATAAAAGTAAATGCTTGACTATAGAAACAAAATGATAATTATATTAAAGAATATTTCATATTGAAAGGAATATAACATATGGATTTTTATAGTTCAGAATATGGTACTCCAGCTCTCACTTGGGAGATGGAACATGAAAAGATGTTTAATATATACGATAGATTGTCATCAATGTATGAGATGGCTCGTTTAGAGAGTGATCAAATCATGCGTGACATAGAGACAAAAATCTATGTAGAGGGTGGCACTTTTGAGGATATGGAATACTTATACACAGAAGCTGAAGACCAGATGGGTGAAAAGAAAGTTGGCTTATTGTCAAAGATTATTGGATGGATAAGAAAATTTATCAAAGGTCTTAGAGATAAGATAATGAGCTTATTTGGTAAGGGCGAAGATACTGATGTAGAAGTTCCAAAAGAGCAGATGGGAATGATCGATAAAATCATTCAGCACTTTAATAATATTAAAGCTGCATTTTCAAAAATACTCAGTGGTGATATTATCGGTGGTGCAGGAGACCTTATTGGTGCAGCTGCATTTGAGTTTACAGTTGCTGCAGGTGCTGTTGCATTTATAACAATTCGTAAATCAAAGCTTAAAGATAAATTTACAGCTATTAATAAAATCAATGATACAATTGATAGTGCTGTTCAAAAAGTTGATGATTTTATCAAATCAAAGGTTGGAAAAACTCCATTTGATGTTGTTGGGAAAGCTCTTAATTTTATAAAAGAAAAACTTCTTTCACCGATTGGTAGAGCAATTACTGCTGCTGGTAAATGGTTGTCTGGAGAAAAGGATGAACCAAATTCTCCTAAGATGACAGCAGATGATAAGAAAAATCTTGATGAGAAACTCGAAGAGCAGAAAAAGCGTAATGCTGCTAATGCAAATAGAGAAGCCAACAAAGATAGAGTAAATAACGCTGGAGACGACAACGGTCGTAAGAACGGCGGTAAAGTCGTAAATGCATCTAAAGCATATGCCAGTGTTGAGAATAAATTAACAGATGAGCAGAAAGCTGCATATCATGCATTGGACGGCGATCCAAGAGCACAAACAAGATACCTCAATAATCTCCGTAGTAGAAATATTATCGAGTGTGTTGGTTTCTGGTTTGATGACTCAGATGAAAGCTTCTATGAGGATGCTAACGATTTCGATACATATGATGGTTTTGGATTCTGGAATTCATAATTATACTATATGAGTGATAAAATATTTATTAAAATGAATAATGATTATTCTAAGCTTGCTACTTCATATGAAGTAGCAAGTCTTAAATATAATCAGTTATATAGAGATAATGAAACTTATTTATATACAGAAGGTTTGAGTAAATTAAATCCACTTAAAAATAAGACGTCTGACGTTGAAGTTCCAGAAGATAATGAAGAAAATTCTAAGATCAGTGATGCACAAATTGCTGAGAAGTCAAATATTATCAAGAGAATAATTGATTGGTTTAAAAAGGTTTTTAGATCAATCAAAGAAAAAATACGAAAGATGATAAAACCCAGAGAAGATAAAACTCAGAAAGTTGAAGTATCAAAAGAAGTTCTCGATGATATTAAAGAGATAAAGGAATATTATCAAAGAACTCAAACGTCTATCAATCAACTTGGTACTGGTGATGTAGAAAAGGCGGCTAATTATCTTAATGATATACCACTACCAAGTAGTGTGGATAGTAGTAGAAATTCAAGTTCTACATCAGGTTCTACAACAAATATATCTCTTGCTGATAGAGATAAGCTTGTTGCCGATTTGGATAAGATAAATTCAATTATGGAGAAGTCTATAGATAAGACTGAACAGAATACTTTGAAAACTGTTGATCAAAAAAAGAAAACTGGTTTTAAGTCAGTAGCTATAAATATATTGAATATTGTTAATAGTGTATTGGGTAAGATTCGAAAAGTAGTTCTTAAGACAGCGATGATTATATCTATACTTGTGACTCTCACTGTAGCAGCTGGTGCTACGTTATATGCAACTAACTCATCATTTAGAAAGGTTGCAGACAGAAAAATTGAAAATATCCAGGATAAGTTTGATGATAGTCCTGATTATTTCGACGGATTTGATTTTGATGACTAGTAAGTCATTTATCTTATTATAGATATTTAACAGAATATTAAAGAAATATATTAACGAAAGGAATTATTATAATATGGATATATATAATTC